GCTTGTCCTATTATACCATTCAAAACTTATATAAACTTACTAACGAAGAAGGAATTAATTATTTTAATCAAAGTTATAAATTTGCCTGAGACATGAAAAATAGTAATATTAATCATATCACAGGTAAATTATCATTTATTTATGATCCTGAATGTAAGTTGAGAATAGTTGCAATAGTAGATTACTAAACACAACTATTCTTGAAACCTATCCATGAAAAAATTATGAAGAAACTTCAAAATTTTTCACAAGATAGAACTTATACTCAAGATCCTTATAATAAATGAAACAATGATTTAAATCAATATTGATCACTAGATCTTTCATCAGCTACAGATAGATTTCCAATCAAACTTCAAAGAAGACTTTTGGAACATATGTTTTCAAAAGAATTATCTGAAGGTTGATTTGGAATACTATCTGGTAGAAAATTTAAGACACCTAATGGTCATATGGTTTCATATGAAGCCGGACAACCAATGGGTGCTTATTCTTCTTGAGCTGCCTTTACACTAACCCACCACTTAGTTGTACATTGATGTGCACACTTATGTGGTATTAAAAATTTTAAAGATTATATTATTCTTGGTGATGATATTGTTATAAAAAACGATAAAGTCGCGAGATTATATAAAATTTGAATTAATAATTTGGGAGTAGATTTATCTGAAGCTAAAACACATGTATCTTCCGATACATATGAATTTGCAAAAAGATGAATTTGTAAAGGAAAAGAAATTACCGGAATACCAATATCTGGAATTATTAATAACATTAATAATCCATTTATTGTTATGGTAAATCTTTATGATTTTTACAAAATCAAAAGAAATTACTTAAGTTCTTCATTGAATTTAATCCACGTAGTTTCAAAACTTTACAAAGGATTAAACCGAAAATTGAGTACTAAGTATTCAAATTCTAAGTTTAATATGAAAGTTTCTATTTTCCATAAATCCCTAGACCATTGTTTTGGTTATTCTACAATTGATTCTTTAAGAGAATTAATTGCTTGTAACTTAAATAATGATCTAGTGATGATACCTAACGATGATTTAATTCATTCATTACTAAATGATATTATCGGGTTAGGTATAGGAAAAACAGTAAAAAATAGTATGGTAAAATTAAATACATTAGTTG